TGCTCGAAGGTAGAACCGAAAAACCCTTGAGGGGCTTGAGCCGCGTCATAGCCGTATTTGCCCAGGTGAGTGAAGAGACTCTGAAAGGTATCAGACCAACCGGCGGTAACGTTGTGAAGATTCAAGATCGCCGTCGCCTCACCTTCCCCGAACTCCCACTCCCCGGCAAGGTACTCGCCCGTGTCGGCGTAGACCGTTGCGATAGCTTCGACCTGTGTCCGGCCAAGGCCGAAGATAATCGCCTGGCCATAGGGCGCGCTGTCCTGGCTTGAGTATTGCTTTGTTACTCGTTTGTTACCCAGGCCTAGCAGTGAGAGAAAAGCCCCGCCTGCTCCTCCCCTTCTCTGAGATACCTTGAAGTTACCTGTGACGGCATTAAACCTTGTCCCTTTAAAAGCTTTGTAATTGTCATATTGAACACATTGCCGGTCTGTTCTGTTGCAAACCGTCGCGGCCTGATAAGCCGCGCTCTTTTGCGCAAGGGTCTGCCCGGCCAGACATTCGGCGTCTTTAAATTTCCGGACTGAGCATTTCGGCGAATACTCATCGAAAGGCAGTTCATTCTCGGTTGATCCCAGGTCCTGCTTGGCTACGATCCGAACGGTCGTATTATCGATCTCTTCAGGCTTCTCACATCTGAAGACCCCAAGAACGATTGAATCATCATCAACCCTGCGGCTGATGCAGCGAACCAAAAGCCTGTAGCCTTCAATGTCGGTCGTCGCAAGCCAGGTCGAAACGGCCAGGTCTACGTTGCTCAGGGTGATCGTAACGTTATTAAACTTGCCGTCGATGTACCTCGAAATGTCCCCGCGGCTGATCGCCTGGCGATCGTATTTCCAGCCGTACCAGATGATCTCGCTCGCCGCAAATCGCTTCTCGGCATTCTCCGGAGCCAGGCAGATTTCTTCCGGCGGATAGAACTCGAAGAGGTCCACCGGCGGCAAATCCCGCTCAGTCGATTCGAGCACAGCTAGAAGCGCACTGCCTACTGTTTGCATTTAACTCGTATATTTAATCAATTCAGCCTCCCGGGCTTGTGACCATACTTTGCGGTGTGGCGATCTCGAATAGCTTCGGTATCTCACACCGGCGATTACTTCAGAGGTTCTTGGATCGGTGAGGGTGAACTTCAGGCCTCCCCTTGTGCTTTGATAGTGAGCATCGAGTACCGCGGCTTCAGCCTGCGTGAGCCCGTCCCAGCGAACCTTGAATATTCTCACAGAAGCCGTCTGGATCGTGTTGAATTGCTGTTTGCCGTCGGGAAAGCGTTGCCCGAACTCTCCCCAATCACCATCGATCTCCTGGAAATATGCGTGTTGTGGCCCGCCCTGGGCAGGCAGAGGGAAAGCCGCAACTGTGGGAAGAGTCCATGGAAGTGAGCAGGAATCGCCGGTATCTGTCCCACGGCTCGATTCAAGAAAACAACCCGAACCGCTTCCGCCTCCGAAGGGCTGGCAGAAGGTGGCGCTCTCAATAATCTGGAAAGGGAGAGGATCGGTGTTGTAATCAGGCCCGCCGATTGTGGTCAGTCTCAAAGGCCCGGTTACATTTGCGGTCGAGGTGTAGACAAGCACGCCATCCACGTAGTATTTGACCTTGCCGCCTTCGCGCGCCAATTTAAAGACCGTCGCGTTTGTATACACCCCATCGGCAAAATCGAAGCTCCCCTCGAGCGCATACCAGTTGTCATCCGTCGGGGAAATCGTCTCATCCAGACCGTAATAGAAACTGAACGGAGCATGATGATTCCCGAAGTGGCAATAAGGCGTCGACGGGAAAGCCACGGCATTATCACAACTCGGGCAGTCTTCATAGCTCACGCCAACATAGTGTTCGACGCCGGGCGCAACCATTGACCATTCAAAGTATTCCCCGTCCTGAGTGATGGTCTGCATGCTCTGCGCGTAACAAACCTTGTGTTGCTCGAGCCCTCCAGTGATGGACAGATCACCGCCATTTGCCGAGGTGAAGGTCATGCATTCCCAGGTCACCGGTTGGCAGCCTCCCCCGGCGATAAACTGGGGATCGACGACCGTTTTATTCATACAGGCGATCGAGGCCGCTGCATAAAGGGGATAAACCGGAGGATCCGGAAAAGTATATAGAAGCAAGCAATCCAGATAGGCCTTGACGACGTTGTTTTGACAGACCAGGCGAAGCTTTTGGCCCGAATTGGTCCAGACGCCGTTTAAATAGGTCTTCTTCGGTGGTGGCCCATCATAGACAAAAACCGAATTGGGCGGGTGAGGGTCGATCGTATTGTTCACACAACTGACGTGAATCGCGTATTGCCAGAGCGTGTAATCGAGCGTATGAGTGCCATTGTTGACCCCGACATAGGTTCGGCCGCTGTCGCCGGGGGCTTGCGGTCCAAGAGTACATTCGAAGATCCAATCCCCGCCGGCGATCTCCTCGACGCTACGCGCGCCGGCGTCACCCGGACCGGAGGAATTCTCTGCACACTGGGTCGTCAGGCCGGCGTTCTTCTCGAGATCGCCGTCGGTGTTGATGATCGCGTTGCTGAGGTTCTGCCAGGTTATCGGGATTACTGCCATCTCAAATATATCTGATCAATACCACTGTCAGGGGTTGCAGCCAGGCCTTCGGGTGGTCTGCCACCCTGAAAGATTCGTACTCGACGCTGGCGTAAGTCTGGTTTGCCTGCCGGTGATAGAACTCGAAATTATTCGTCCGCCCCTTGGCCAGGTTGTAATGAGTCCGGAGCGTCGCGAGATCCACCTCGCTCATCCCGTCGTACTCAAGGATAAATCGCTCAACACCGCAGGGCGTCACATTCACGTCTGCCCCGCCGTCCTCGTACTTGATCACATCGACTTCGTAATCGACGGGCTGGGTGATCAGCCTGGCGATTGTGGGGCCGGCTGTCGCGATGCCGTCGGGATAGTCTGTGATCACAGGCATTAAGTCGCTCCAAAGATGTCCCGCGTGCGGCCGTTATTGTTGAAGTCTTCGATCACTCTCTCGACGATGATCCCCGGGGCATGTTCGGCCCGCAGGATGATGACAACCGGCTCGGGCCGCGGCGTGTTCTGGTTGATCTCTCTGGTTTCGGGTTGAGTGCGAGCGCCTGCACTGCCGGCGCCGGCCGCCGCAACCGCACCGCCCGTTGCCCCTCCCCCTCCGGATGTCAACCTGGTCGCCACCGCGGCCAGGGCCGCGAACGCCGCACCGGCGGCCGCATGGAGAGCAAAGCCGCGAAAATCGAAGACGGCCAGGCTTGCGATCGCTTCGGCAAACTCGAAAGCCGCTCGGGTCTTGGCCGCTTCGATGAAGGGAGCAGCAAGGGCCTGAGCGAGAGCCTTGCCCGCAGCCTTGAGACTGCCTCCGGACTGGACAAAAGCGTCGACAGCAGCGGTTGATGCCGCTTGCAAGTTCCCCAGGACGTTTTTCGCTTTCTCGAAAGCGTTATTGGCCGCCTCCTCGAGTGTCTGGGCGTAGACCTGGGCGGCGACCGTGTTTTGCTCCCAGAGGGTTAATTCCCTTTCGAGGATTGTCTCCAGCCCCGCAATTGCGCCGGCGGCATCTGCGCCAAATCCTGGGGTGAGCTCGACGGCCCGCCGCTGTTCACGAAGAGCCTGCTCTTCGGCGGCCGCCCTGTCTCTTTCAGCCTTTAAAGCCGCGTTCTTCTGCCGCTCGATCTCGACCTCGGCCAGGGCCAGGACTCCCGCCTGTCTGGCTCGCTCGCGCAGAGCCTCGGCTTCTTCTTCAATCTGGCGCTTACGCTCTTCGGTCTCGATCCGGAGCAACGCAATCCGCTCGTCGAATTCCGCCTGTTCGGCTTCGCGTGAGGTGATCTGCCGGCGCTGGAGAGCGAGGGCTGTCTGGGCGGCCTGCGCGTCGATCTCGGCCCTTCTTAGATTGATCAGGGACTGGACTCTGTCTTGAATGAATTCCCTGAAGGCTTCGGCGTCTTTTTGCCGCGCGTCCTGAATGCGGCGCTGCGCGGTCTCGGCGGCTTCGGCGAGCTGGATTTCCAGGGCGATAACCTTTTGCTGAATAACTTCCCGCTCGGCGCTGTTTGCTCCGGCCCGATCAAGTTCGGCGTTTGCCAGAGCAAGGCGAAGCTCGATTCCCCGCTGGGTGATTTCAGCCAGCCGCCTCTCCCCTTCTTCGAAGGTGATCGCCCGCAGCTCAATCGCGCGCTCAACAGCCGCCTGCTGGCGAGCCAGGGACCTTTCGGCTACCTCAACTTCGGCTTCGGTTCTCTGGATGGCCAGTTTCTCGATTCGATCTTGAGATTCGATCTCGGCCTTCTCGGTTTCCTCGACGGCCTTTCGCCGGGCCCCTCGCCGATCGCGCTCGATCCGCTCAAGTTCACCCGCGCGCTGCTCTTTCGGGAAAGCCTTCGAACTGATGATGTCCCGCTCTTTTTGAAGGAGGTCGAGGGTTGTCCTGAGTCTTTGCTCGATCAGCTCCCGCTGCCTCTGGACGAATTCGGCCTCGTCGATCAGTTTCTGATCGAAAGTCCGCTTGAGGGCTTCCTGATTGGCTCGATTGATTTCTTCTTCTTCACGAAGCTGGTTTTCGAGACGGCGCAGGGCTTCAGATGCCTTCTTCGCGGCTTTATCGGCTTTATCGCCGCTCGCGACAAAATTACCGAAGGCCAGGTCGCCGCTTTTGCCGATCGCGTCGAGCTGGGCCTTGAGAAGCTGGAAATTAACAGCAAGCGACTGTCCGAAGGCATCCCGAACAGCTTTAAGTCCAAGTCTGGCCTCTCCAGCCTGGAAAGCCACGTAGGCTGCAAGCAGGCTCTCCAGTTGATTCTTGGCGGTCTGGACCGCTGCCACAAAGACCAGCAGGCCATTGGCCGCGAGCTTGCCTGTCAGGATCGCCGCCGGCGCAATGTCCCGGATGACCGGAATCAGGTTTCTGACCGCGACCACCATGGATGGGATGACTTCCTTGGCGACGAGGACCTGCAGGACCTTGAACTGGGCGCCGAGTTTCTTCAGCTCGCGGTCCAGTTCGTTGCTTGATTGAATGATTCTTTTAACGCCCTGCATCCCGCCCAGAGCATCCAGCACCTGCTGGTACTGGCCGGCATTGCGGGTAAGTTCAATAAAGACCGGGACTAACTTGCGCCCCTCTTCACCAAAAAAGCTCGTTACGGCGGCCATGCGCTGCGTGGGGTTTTCGATCGCGCCGATTTTCTTGGCGAGTTCGTCAAAGGCCTTGCCGGGATTATTTGCAGCCTCGCGCGCATCGATCCCGAATTGTTTGAGCTGCTTGCTGAGCTTATTTGCCGCGCCTTCATTCGCGGCCCTGGCCAGAGATGAGTTAAAGAAGTCAATCTGCTCGATAGTCGTCTCGAAGGTTACGCCAACGGCTTCAGAAGCAATCTTGAGTTTGAATAATTCAGCTTCGGCAATCCCGGTACGATCGGATAACCGGTCCAGGGGCGCGAGCTCGTCGGCGACCGATTTGGCAAGCTTGAGGATCGCGACCTCAAGCGCTACAACGACCGCAGTCAGGACCGCGATCCCGGCGCCCAGAGCGCCCGCCGCGCCTCCCATGCCGGAAAGGCCGGCGGCGGCCAATTTGGATGCGTTTGTCAATTTGGGAAGTTCGGCCGTCAGCTCCTTAACGTCGGCTTGGACCTTGTCGGCGCCGGCAAAGAGGGTAATAAACTGGCTTCGGCCCGTCGCTCGGCCGAAGAAGGATCTGAGCGATTCGCCTGCTCGCCTGAGCGACTCCCTGACGCGCTCTCCGGCCCGTCCAACAAGATCGAGAGCATTCGTCAGGCCCAGCGAGAGAGTAGCCGATCCTTCCTGATCTTTACTGAATTTGACGATCGCCTGGTTGACCTGTTTGATCTTCTCGAAGAACACATTCGCGCTCTTGGCGTTGGCTTCAACGGCCGACCTGGTATTTTGAAGCGACTCGGCCGCGCCTCTGGCAAAGCCGATCACACGCTGCAGGCCTGCGCCTGTAGTTCCAAGAAGAGGCGAGAAGGTTCCCAGGCTCTTGTTGATCCGGTCCAGGGCGCCGATTAAGGGTGAGTTTGCATAACCGGTATCGAGATAGGTCTTCTGGAGTTCGGCCCGGATCGCAGCCAGGGAGGATCTGTTAGTCACGCGCTCAAGCGCATCACCAAGAGTCTTGATCGCCGCCGGCGTGTCTCCGGCGATCTGCTGGAGTCTTGCGAGCGCCTGAGCTTCGCGCAGCATCGCGGTCTCGGCTTTTCCAGCCGCCGAGGCAAGCTGCGCTTCGACAGAGACAAGCTGCGTCTGCGCCCGGATTGCTGCGACCGTGTTTCTATCTACACCATCGAGAGCTGTCTTGAGGGTCTGGACGGCCCCAGCAGCGTTTCCCTGCGCGACCTGGAGACGTGCAGACGCCTGCGCTAAAGCCAGTGAGTTGTCAGCGGCTTGTCTGGTCGATTTGGCGGCTCGGTCGGCCGCGGCGCTTGCCTGATTGACCGCACTTGAGGCCTGAGCGCTCCCGCTTGCGATGTTGGAGAAAAGATTGGCCGTCGAGCTGGCGGCTTTCTGGAGTGATGCGATCAGAGATTTGATCGCGGCTTCTGCGTTGCCGGCATCACCGACAAATCGCAATACTGTGGTGATGTCATCGGCCATTTATAGCTCTTTAACCGTGTCCCATTGAATCTGGGTTTCTGTTTTGCCGCCTCCGTATACGGCGGCCATCGCTTCAAGCTGCGCGAGTCTGGCGAGCTCCCGATCGTTGCGGCTCAAGGCAGCCGTCGCAGCCAGGTCGATCGCCAGGGCTACGGTCGGATCAGCGATCCTGAGCAGCTCGCTTGCGGCCCGCCCCTGGTTCCGGGCTGTCTGAGCCAGCGCCAGGAAGTTCGCCCCGTTGTAGGACTGCAGGAAACGTTTCGACGGCCTGCACGGTCGTCGCACCTCCGTCGGTCGTGGCCACGGGCACATCAGGCGACAGTCCCATAGCGTAATTAAACAAGGCGATGATCAGGTTTCCTGAAAATGGCAAGGCGCGCAGGTCGATCTCCTCTTCATTTTCCGGATCGTGAAAGACCAGCTTGGGGGCATAACAGACTTCCTGAGCGATCTTGACCTGAAAATCCAGAGATGCTTTCTTCTCTTCAGCCGAGGCCTCGTTCAGGAAGTCCTCGGCGATCTCCTCGCGGCTCGCCTCCCTGCGGTTGGCCAGGATTTGTTTGGCGAAAGTCTCAGGCAGTTGGCCGTTATAGAGCAGGCTTGTAATGTCTACTCTCTGGGCGATAAAGGTAAAGACAAAGCCCGGCGCGATCGTCGGGATTGGCAGGGAAACCTCCTTGCGCCAGTTTTGCTCAAACGCCCTCTCTGTCTGCTGTTTAAATTGGGCGGCCAGTTGCGCCGCCCGATTCTTTGATCCGTTCGCTTTGCTCATTATTTTTGGTTCTCCTGTCAACCTTCCTGAAAACTTCATCGACCCGCACCGCGTCAGGATGCGCGCTGTGTCCCCTGGAGGATCAATCAAGGGTGAGCGGGTCGATGCCTTCTTACACGAGGTTATCGAGCCAGATCGCGCCGACCTGGTCTTCCGTTGCGCGAGTGCCGACAGCGAGCGAGCGGAATTCGACCTCGGCCGCGCCGTCTTCGTTCCGGTTTAAGGCCAGCTCGAAGCCGTTGGCCTGATAAGCATCATAGATCACTGCGTTGTAATACTTCCCGGCCGTCTTTCTCTCCCAGACCGCATAGACGCACGAAGAATTCACCGCTGAAATCGACCCGATCGTAATGCCGGTCTTGCCTGTTGGCGGGGTGGCATCCACCGTCGCCCCAGGCGTGATCCAGCCCATCAGCGTCGCATCGAACTGGAGCATATCGCCGGTTATCGCCATCACGGCAGTGAGCAACCGGATTTCATAAGGCGAAACCAGGTTATCCGATGTGCGCTCCTGGAGTTCAGCGTTGATCGATACACCGCCGCCGGTCTTGAGCATTCCGGCATGTTCGGCGTTCGGGCTCGTGACATCGTCCGGCGTGCCGTCGCTGGCCAGCGTGGGCGCGGCTCCGGCGCCAGGCACACCGCAATCGAGCCAGATATCAACGGGTCCGTTGACCGTCGTCAGAGCGCTGTAGTTTTTAGGCGTTGCAGCCATATTCTCTTACCTCCCAAAGTTAATCCTGCTGTTGCTGTTGTTACGACCAGGTGCTGGGCTTCGGGCCTCGCTCCTGAAAACGCGTCCTCGCCGGCCTCAAAGGGGGAGCCTTTGGATTTCGCGGCTTGCCCTTAATCGGCGGCAATCCAAGGTCGATCGCCCTTTGGAGCTCCTCTCCGGCTTTGAGGCAACTGGCCGCCTCTTCTCCGGTTAGCTTTCTGTTCTTGATGATTCGCTTCGCGCGGCTCAGACCGAAAGATCGAGGGTCAAGCGAGGGATCGCGCTGCGTCATCGGAATAATTCCCACCCCGGCCGCGCGAGCCAAGTCTGCAAACAGCTTTTCACCCAGAGCGCTCCGCGTCCACGGCGCCGGCGGGAGATTGTTGATATCGATCTCGCCGTCAAGCGGGTCCCGTTCGAAGGCTTCAATGTTGAGTGTTGTTTCTTTGCTCATAAATCAGCTTTCTCTTCTGAGGGAGAAACACCCCCTCTTCCCTGCCCCTTTTTCCATTCCACCAGCCTGCGACCTGGGTAGATTTGTCTGCAAAGTCGTACTGGTTGACCTCGCCGACGGGGACCGCTTCACAAGTCGCGACTGGTCGCAGCGAGGCTGGTCGCAGCGAGGCGCGCACAACCCATTCCGCTTCGTCGGGAGTCAGGGGATAGCACAGATCAATCGAGAGTGAATCGCTCAAGGTAAAGGCCCCGCTTTTGATTCCCACCCCATCAAGTATTGAGATGGCAATCTCATAGGCCTGGAGTCGTTCGGACATCGTCCAGCCGGTAATCGGGCGCGGTGTTCCGCTCGGATGGAGCAAGGCGATCTTCGCCCGCCAGGCTAACGGTTGATCAAAAAGATCGATCGTTAACACGGTCGCAATCAGTAAACCGTGCTGATCAAGATCCAGACGATAACCAGGGGCGGCGCATTCTTCGACGAACCTGCACGGATGGTCTTTCACCCAGAGCTGTCTTTTTTTGATGATGTCTTTATTCACTTTCGATCAAATTCACCTGAAGCTCAAAAGCTACAGAGTGAAGGTAGAGCCCGTTGACTTCCCTGCTTTGCTGCAATTGCCCGAAAACCGCATTGGTGCACCAGGGCTGCAGTTTGCCCGCCTCTGACCCGGCTGGAAACTCGGCAACCCAGTCTGAGTCCGGAGCACTCAAGAAAGCCATAACCGTCGCGTCGTAGTACCTCACCAGGTCGCGCGCCAGATCGTCGATCGCGTCGCCCAGGTTACCTGTGCTGATCGCCCGCGTCAGGAATATCTCGCAATCAAAAACGTGGGCCTGTCTGATTCCTCCGGACCCTAAAGGCTCCGGCGTATCCGTCGCCGGCTGGATGATCAGCAGGGGGTACTGCTGGCTGTGTCGTTGCGTGAATTGGATTCGCGCGTACGCATCGCCAGGCGTCGAGCCGTCCAGAGCGCAGCGCCAAGCCAAGGCATCGACAAAATCGGCTTCAATGATCGCTTTGGCTGCCTCCTGGATCGGCAGCATTCCAGCCCAGTTTGCGAACACTGGAGTAAAAGGCATCAGGCTCTCTCAAATCCGCTCAAGGTCGATTGGTTCTCAAGATGAAGCCGGACGATCTTCTTGATCGTCGCCCTGTCGGCCTCTGTTACTTCCAGAATCTTTCTCTTCGCCATTCGTGGCGTACCCTGCTGGTGATACCGGGCCTTCGGATCGCCGGTCCCGTAGGTCAGGCTGTCCGGAGTCGCTTCTTCGATCGAATAGCCGGTCTTGCCGACCAGAGACCGGAACATCTGATCGCTTGCTCTCAAAATGGGCTGCCCCGGATACCTGATAGCTTTCCATCGAGCGTAAGTTTCATTTAGAGGCTTCCAGGGTGAGCCGCTACGCGCCCCCTGGCTGGCGAACTGCTCGAGTGCCTGCCGGCGAAGATAAGCCAGAACCGTTTTCCATGCAGGCCGCAGGTTCCGCAGCCGCTGAAGCAAGGCATTCAGCGCCGTAATGGCCGGCTCGATTTCCCAGACGACCTTGATCATTCGTCAACTCCTACCGGCTTTACTTCCCAGATCCATTCGCGCGGGTTGCCCGTCGGCGGCACCGGAAAGCCGTTACGCTCGTATTTGAAACCTCCCCATCCGAAAAAGACCGCTGAAGCAAAATCGGCTCCGTCCCGATCAGTCACTCTCAAGGTGATTACCCGGCCGTTCGGAATCTGCTGCTCCTCGACAACCCAGCCCGTTTGAATCGTCTCGATCACGCCGCCGTCGTTGTCGTAGAGATTCAGGTCACTCGTCACGTTATCAGCGACCTTTCTTGTTACGTCGTAGACCTTGGTGAAAACGTTCGTGAAATCAGGCATAGATGCTCACGCAGCTACAAACAACCGTGTAATACTTGCAATTACAAACCGGGCAAAATCGCTCCGGATAATCCCTCTGGCCGACGGCGACGATTGCGCCGGCGTCCTCGACGTCATAGAGAGCGTCGAGGGCTTCGGCGACCAGGGCCTCACGATCGCGAACTTGGGAGTAATCCACGCCTTTGCTCCCGCCTTTCAGTCCCACCGTCCCGTCTCCGACGAGATCGAGCGCATCAGCAATTGCCGACAAGTGCTGTGAGACCAGGTCGAGGATTTCCCCGCCCGATGTGTACGCCCCGTTTCCGGTCGACCCCTGAAGCTCGAAAGTGTCGGCGGTTTTATTGGCGATAAGCCAGACGCCGTTTGCGGCCGTATTTCCCAGGACGCCTTGAACAGTGATGACTTCGTCATCAGAGAAGCCATGGGCCGTCGAGGTGACGACAATCGGTGAAGCATTTGTCGCCCCGCTGAGCGTCTTCTTGCGATTGACCCTCGCTTTGATCGTCGCGTCGATGTCCGGGTAGGCTGCCCGGTTCTCCCTGAAATACTCAGAGGCCCGGATTGCAGCCAAAAGGCGAAGAGCCTGGCTCGCTGTCAGGACGTCGGCGTTTTCGATTTGGAGAGTTGTCGGCATTTAAGCAAGAGTCCAGACGGGACAATTAGCGTCCCCGATGTTTTTATACAAAACCGTATTGGTTGTGTCGGCCAGGATCTGTCCGGCTTCGCAGCCGCGATAATTGCCCAGGACTCCCGCCGTGGTCGTGGTCGATGTGGCGTCAGGGGTTAGGCCCGCACAGGTGTCATTGTCATAGGCGATATTGAGCGTTGCGTCCTCAGCCGCCGAGCGCCTCGCAGTGAGCACTACGTCGGCCCCCGATCCGCCGACGGTAAAAAAAGCCCCGATCACCGCATGGGCTTCGAGCGCCGCGCGGATCTTTGCCGCGACCTGGGCGGCCGTATCTCCCGCTCCCCCGACCGAGGTGTTGTAGGAATTGACCGCGGTCAAACCCTCGCACGTGCCATTGTCGATCGAGAGGTTCATCGTCGCGTCGTTCGCCGCAGCCGCCTTGGCGGTCAGGATCACTTGCGCGCCCGAACCTGAGACGGTGAAAAAGCCCGTGCCGGCGTCTCCGATATCTGCGTCCGCTGCGAGAGCTGTCCGGATCTTGCCGGCCACCGCGGCGGCGTCATCCGGAGCCACTCCCGCTGTCGTGTTCGCCGAGCTTGGAGCCGCAGTCAGGCCCGCACAGGTTCCGTTATCTGTCGCGATGTTGAGCGTCGCGTCGTTCGCCGCAAATGGAGCTTTGCGAGTCAAGATAACTTTATCGGTCGCCCCACTCACATCAAAGAGAGCCGTGATTGCGGCATCCAGACCGAGAGCCGTCCTGATCTTACCGGCGACGGCGTCTGCATTGTCAGGAGCAACGCCCGCGGTCGTATTGGCCGAAGTCGGCGCTGCCGTGAGACCGGCCGATGTGTCGTTGTCGATGCTGACATTGAGCGTCGCATCGTTCGTTGCTTTGGTCTTCGCGGTCAAAACCACATCAGCGCCCGAGCCGCTGACGGTGAAAAAGCCCGTGGTAACGTGGCCGACATCGGCGTCGGCGGTAAGCGCCGCGCGAATCTTGCCTGCAACGTCTGACGCGGTATCGTCGTTTGCGACTGCGACCGCAACGGTCTTAGGAGAGCCGGTCATCCCGGCCGCCGTAACTATCACCTCGACGTCGCCCGCGCCGGCAGGCTCGATAGTCCCGACAACCGTCGCTGTCTCGACTTGAGCCACACCGGATTGAACCGCAACCTGAACGATTTTGGGAGAGCCGGTCATCCCGTTGGCCGTCACGGTCACCGCAGCGTTCCCATCTGTTGTGATCGTGCCAACGACTGTGGCTGTTTCAACTTGAGCCGCTCCGTTGTCGACCGCGACGTTGACCGTCTTCGGGCTTCCCGTCATGCCGTTTGCCGTCACAACAACTTCGGCGTTACCGTCGCCCGTGATCGTTCCCACGACGGTCGCGGTCTCCACCTGGACCCGCGCGCTCACCGGAACGCTGACCGTGATTGGCGATCCGGTCATTCCAGCCGCGGTCACGACTACCTCGGCGTCACCCGGAATAGTGATGTCGCCGACGATCGTTGCGGTCTCGACCTGGCGGACGCCGTCAACCGGCGCCCCCGCTTTGGTCAGATAATTGAACGGTGCGGCCATAACTTATCCTTCTGCGATTTTCTTGCTGTTGGGAGAGGCCTGGACTCTCGGCGAGGTCTTCTCTTTGCTCGACTCGAAGACCTGCACGATCGCCCCGCGCGACAAGTGGAGATCGACCTCGCCGATCTGCTCGGCCGTCAATACCTCATCGCGGCGGTAAAGATAGTCGCCCACATTGATCGACGCGAAGATGACCTTAAATCTGCGATTGTCTTTCTTTTGTTCAACCATAACTTGTCAAAAAACCCGGCCCCGGTCGCCCGAAGCCGGTGAAAGGAGAACAGCTATGAAAGTACCACCAGCAGTTAAATCGACATAATGACGATCGCTGACGGGAAGAAGATCACCGGCCCGCCGTTGTGACCGTCGTGGACCTCGATGGTTCGTGGAACCTGTTTGCCTGCGCCTTCCGCTCCTCTGTCGATCACTTCCATATAGGCGCCTGGCGCGAGATTCGGATTGTTCGCATTGCGGGTCATCCGATACTCGCCGATGCGGCCGCCGTCGGTGCGAGCGCCAACCACAATAACCTTGTCATCCGCGATAAACGGAACAAAGGTCCCGGAATCATTCAGGTATCCGCCATCAAAGATTTCCAGCGTCGGCAGCCCCTCGTCGCCCAGGACTCGGTTGATGTCGCCGATTGACTGGATGTTTTGACCAATCGGACCTTTCTTTCCCCCGAGGTCGGAGGCATTGGTGTTAGTTACCAGGCGATTCCACGTCACGCGATTCATAATCGCGCGGGCTGCCGGGCCGAAATTCACTGAATGGCCGCGGCTCAGGAGCTGCACAGCCCTGAAATCGGCGAGCGGCGTGGCGGTAGAACCCGTTGACCAATCCGAGCCTGAATGCGTCTGAAGCGTAAAAGTGTCTGTGTGGATCGTGATCCCGTCAGGACCCGCGATTGAGAACGTCCCAGTTACGAGCAACGTCCAGCCGATATATTCGATCCGGTCGAGACGGCGACCCAAGAGGCGGTCCTGCTCTCTCATGACCAGGTCGTCGATCGAGATCGGCTGTCCGAACGTGCCCCACTGCCGGCGCTCGGTCAATTCCAGTTCGTCGATCGTCGTATACTCGCCGTAGACGCCTGGCTGCATCATATAGCGCTTCGCCCCGGTCTTTTTGACGCGCCCGGGTTGGCCGTTGAGGCCGCGAACCTGCTGCAATCCGACGTAGTTGTCCTCTTGTTCCCACATCAGAAGATGAGAATCCGCACTCTCCATCGGGAGGATTGAGAATATCGGCCGCTGCGCGATCAGGTTGGGGAGCTTGTCCTGTGCCACCTGCTGCAACTCGGCGCTGTTTGGATAGACTAAAGTCGCCATTGTCCCTCTCCTTTTAAAAAAGGTGGTTGTTAATCGGCTATTGCGCCGGGTTGTTACGGGATGTGAACGATCGCGTTCGCGTCGCTCAGGTCGTCGCCGAAGATGATGCGCCCCTGGAGATCGGCAAGACCGTTAGCGTCAAGACCGGTCAGGTCGGCGTCGTAAAAGTCTCCGCACATATAAGCAGGGACGCTCAACTCGTACTGTCCGTGCTCTGAAGCAGGCGCCGCGCCATAGAAATGATGCCCGCTTGCGTTGGTCGCGACGGCGTATTGCAGTATCAGGCGCGCGACCTCTTCACCCTCATTGCCGGCGTCATTGTAGGCGTACCAGAGATTGTCGGCGGTTTTGCGACCAAGGACCGTTCCGGCGGCCAGAGTGAGCGATACGCCCAGTTTGATATTTACCGTCCGCGCTAGGTCGGGATTCATGGCCGGCTCAAGCTTAAGACCGGTGAAAGTATGGATCAGTGGCATTGTCTTTTGCCTCCCTCGATTAGGTTAGTTTCACTTGACCGCTTTGAGGGCGGCCTTGCCTGTGGGCGTTTTGGCGAGCAGTTCGCGCCGGCGCTCGTCACTCATTTCAGTCTGATTGTTTTCGTCAGACTTCAGGACCCGATGATCAGGTCCGATGACCATCTCTTGTGTGAGTTTGTGTGAGGGCCGGGCCTCGACCTGAGCTCTGACCTTTTCGACGCGAGAGCTGTCGCTCAGCGGATTGACCAGGTCATCAGCCGCGGCCTGGACGAGAGCTTCGATCAGAGACTCGCGCTCGGCCGGAAAGACTTTGCCGGCGGCGATCTGGGCGTCAGTAAAGCTCTCGGCGTCGGCCCGCACTTGCGCGGCCTTGGCCTCGGCGGCTTCTTTCCTGAGCTTTTGATTCTCGGCCTCGAGCGCCTCGACCATGGCGTTATCGGCCGCCATATCCTCGGCGACGATCTCGTCGATCTGGTCCTGGACGGTTGGCTTGCTCTCTTCTTCCCCGCCGTCTAGGGCAGCCAAAATCCGCTGCCTGACCTTCTTCAAATTGTCCGCAATTTGCATTTCGTCTCCTTGCGCGGCGTCGATTTCGCTCTCAGCCGCCATTTTCTTCTTGCGCTTATCGCGCCATTTGGCCGAGGCGAGCTCGGCGACTAACTCTTCAAAACTTCCCAGACGATCGGCCAGGCCGGCTGAGACGGCCTTCGCTCCAACCAGAACAGCTCCCTGCCCGAAATCGTTTAGAACCTTCTTCTCGCTCACGCTGCGGTTGCGGGCCATGGTGGAAACAAACACCCCTGCCAGGTCATCGACCAGGTCTTGAATCTGAGCCTTGCCCGATTCAGTGTTCGGGTTCGGGCGCTTCTTTGGGGATTGAGACGAGACGAATTCAATGTCTCGGGCAGTCCGAGCTGCTGGGTTTGGCACGGCAGCGACGACTCCAATCGAACCCAGCATTGCCGTCCGGTCGGCGATGATTTCATCTGTCGCCGAAGCGATCCAATAAGCCGCCGAGGCTCCCAGGCCGTCAACGTAACTGACGATAGGTTTCTTCCCCCGAGCATCGAAGACCATCTGCGAGAACTCGTTGATGCCCGCGACCTCGCCTCCGGGAGAATCGATATTCAGCAAGATCGCTGTAACGTTCGGATCGTTGAGGGCGGCATTGAAATCTCTGGCCAGACTTGAAACCGTCGCCCCGCCTGAAACTTCCGTAAAGAAGTCCGCATAGCGAAAGATTGGGCCCGTAATTGGAATCACCGCAACGCCGCCCTCGCGAATCTGGACTCCTTCGGCACCGTCGAGTCTTCGGGCTCGTTTCGCTGCCACGGCTTCAAAATCCGGAATATGTTCACGCGCCGCGATCTCGAAGATCTGCTGCAATGATTCAGGGAGAATCGCCCAGGGGACGCTTGTGGCTTTTGTAAAAGCGCGAAGCTCGCTCATGTGACCCTCCTCAAAGTGATAAACGGTCCGGACCTGGGCCGGTATCGAAGTCTCATCCTGGCATCTTCATCGTCATCGGGTGCGAACGTCTGCACTGGCTGAAGCTCCGGAGAGCGGGCTTCACGCCGCGGCTTCTCGCCGGGGAGCGGGGCGGGGATGCCCAATTGGGTCGTCAGGTGATTCCACTGTGAGTCTGTAATTGCGGGCTCAAGAAGAGAAGCTGAGGACGCATCCGTCGCCCAGTCCCGGCGCTCGGTATCTCCCAGTGAGACAATCGGCGCAAACTCTAAGGCCTCGTCGCCGTAGTTGTAGCGAATCATGGCCTTGATCAGGTCGTTCGCGATCATATCGGCGACCTTGCCTTTAAGCCACCAGACCAGCATATCGAGGACCTGCAGGTGTGTCTGGCTCTGGGCTCTCGTCCCAAATTGAGCTTCGGATGTCGCGAGGGTCTGAAACAAAATCCCCTTCCCGATCTGGGAATCAGCGACATTGATCGCCCGCTCAAATCCAGCCCCCTCGCCGACGACCTGGAGCTGGTCGACCTCGGCGCCGTTGGGAACAACTGCGACCGAAGCGTTTTTAAGCCCCAGAAGCGCGTTCATCATCGCCTCTGGAGCCGAGAGCATCTTGCCGCCGTCTTTCTTTGTGCCGTCCGCGTTGCGCTGTACATCGCCCGGCTGCTTCGGGGCGGTCTTACCGACGATCGAGGGGAGAGCGCAGTTATCGAGCCAGCGCTTGTATTCGGGCCAGCACAGACCCTTAAAGGTCCAGGCTGTATAAACGGAACGGATCGAGGATCGTCCGCGCGGGTCCTCGTCCTCTTCGTGCAGGGTGAGCATCGCGAACTTCTCGCGCGGAATGACCTGACCCTGAACCCTGGCCGACTGTCGCGGGGTAAATCCGAGATGGTTCCAAAACTGATCGACGACGAAATCCAGCGTCCGGTAGTCTTTTTGTGAGAGTTTATCGAGAACGAGTCTGTTTCGATCAATACCCGTCCCCATCTTCCAGGTGATCTCGGCGACCTTGTGGCCGTAGACCAAAGCCCCTTCAAGAACGCCCTCGAGCGTAGTCTTAAACGGCTTTCTCAGACCCATCAGATTGCGTTCGCAAAATTCGGTGATCTCCTGAGATCTGGCGAATCCTTCGGTGTCTTCGTCGGCCGCTTTGCCCGCGACCGCCGGCGTGAGCTGGACACCATCGGCAAGGACCATATCGCGCAAGGTCCGAATATCGCTCAGGACCTCCGGATCGTTGAGCATCTGCCGATAGGTGTCGAAGGATATCTCCGGGGCTTTCGGGTCGTAAGCTTGAGAGGGGACTACCTGATTCAGCGCAGCGTAAGAGCGGCCGTAAGCGGCGATATATTCTTCCTGAGGATCAACGGAGGTCGTATTTTCAGATTGGATTGTGGTAGGGATCGCTGCCTGAATCGCAACCGGCTCTTTGAGCGCGTTGGCGCCGGATGTCCGAAACCGGTTTCTCTTTACCTTTTTTTTACCCATTTAAAAGCAAAAAGGCCAACCCGCTTTTTAGCGAATTGGCCTTCGTGAGACTCTTTATAAACTTGCGCCCAGATGCGCGTTTAAGATTCGCCGAGATTCTACAGACTATTTCTCATTATTTGCAAGCCCAAACTTTATCTGACGATCAAAGGATTTCTCGCACCTCCGACCGCCGGCTGGTCCTCTGGATCGACCAGGCGGGCCATGAGGCCATACCTAAGCGCATCGCCGGAATCGTCACCGCCCATCCCTTCGTCATCGATGTCCCACTTGAGTACGTCTTCAGGTTTGTTCGGGTTGTGCTGGAGAGCAGGAATGCACTCGATCAGCTTGACGCAAGTCTCATCAATCTTGAGCCTCGCCGGAATCGGGTTTTCTTCCCTGCCTGGATCGCCGAGCAGGTCGAGTATTTCTCCCCAGCCTGAAACGCGGTCATTCGGCGCGGCGACCAGGTTTATTCCGTGTTCCTTATATTGGTCTGAGATGGTCTTCGCGTTCTCGTCGCCCTTGTTAGCAAAAACATCAGGACCTGCAAAGACCGGAATATGCTCAATCTCGATCCCGTGTTTGGCCACGATCCGTTTCATCTCGCCGGCGTGATAGGGAGGCAGGCGCTTCGCTTCGATGTGTTCGCCCGTGACCATGACTGTCCCATCGAACTCGGTCAGCAGATAAAAGGCCGAAGGGTGAGTGAAGCCATAATCAAAAGCTCCCCACGCGGGCCAGTGAGGCTGAATCGTGAAGGGCTTGCAAGTGTGCTCATCGTAGTTCCAGGTCGAGAAATATTGGCCCGCCGCGATGTCCCAATCACCGAACCGGTAAGCCCGGAGCTTCCAGCCGGTGTTTTCCTCGAGGTGTTTCTTATAACCCTTATTGACAAACTTATTATCATCGATGGTCGCGAAGATGAAGCGCGTGTCGGTCTCAGAGTCTTTCCGCGCCGGCGTGATGAAGCGCTCCTTAAACCAAACATGACCGACGTTGCCCGGATTGGTCGAAGCGTAGATTCTCGGCTGCCAGTTTGGCTTCGAGGTGCGGTTTGAATCTCTGAGAGTCTTATATTTGGACAGAGTAAGAGTTGTCGCTTCCTCTATGACGATAACGTCATATTCGAGACCGAGGTACTGGTCGACGTCGTTTTCTGTCCTGAAATGCCCAATAACGATCTTCGAGCCATTCGGGAAAGCGATAACTCCGCGCTGGTTGTAGTCGTGTTTGACGTGCCGGAGGACAGCCCGGCGAAGGTCCTCGAATTGTTCTCTGGCGTTTTTGGCTACCTTCCGGATATAGAGGACCTTTAAGCCTTCCTGACGTTGGCAATCGTCGAGGGCGATTTGAGCAAAAACGGCGTGGCTTTTTCCGGGGCCTCGAGCGCCCCCGAATCCGATCTGGGTCGGCCCGCCTTCGCGATCGGCCTGGCGGCAAGCTTCGTGAAAAATTAATTGCTTCGGCTGGGGAAAATAGTTCGCCTGAAGGAAGCGCTGGAGTTGGTCTTTAGGAACACCGGCGGCCTTAATCGCCTCCCTAAATTTCCTCTCCTCCTGGGTCAATAATATCTTCGTCTTCAGCATACACTTTTTTCAGCAAATCGGAGATCGTAACCGGGATCGCTCCACCTCCCGGCCCGCTGTGCTCGTAGCGCTCCCTGTACTTATCAGGGCGCCCGCCCTTCAAAAGGAAGATCGTCAAAGTGTCACTGTACTCGCGTTCGTAATACTGCTCGCCGGTCAGAGGGTCGATTACAGGTTCGCCCTTATCGAACTTCTTCCTGATAATTCCCTCGAACGCGCGCCGTCTCGCCTCTTCTTCCAGGTCGTCATAACCCGCTTCAATGGCCTCGTCCCAAGCTTTTGCGAACTCTTCATCTTCTTCCCTCCAGCGATACGCGGTTGATCTGTCGATCAAAACAGCCTGACAGGATTTACTGACATTCGCAGTGAGCCTGAGAGTCTCCAAAAAAGCCTTGACCTTTTTAGATGTCTTTTTTGTCGTATGCGCCATCAGCTTGTCGTGTCCGTGATGTCTTCTTTA